AATCTTTCTGATCTTTTTCGTCAAAAATTTTCTTGATCAAATCTTTTGTAACGAAATTTTGGAATGTGTCTTCTGATTCGTAATTCGCCTCGATACGTGTTGGTTTATCATCAATAAATAAGGTTGCATGAGAACCTTGACCGTCTGTTCCGTTAAAAAGTAAATTTCCATTTTGCACCTGAGAGATGATTTCGGACGCTTGAAGTCTAACTGTTCCCAACGGCGGAATTGTAACATCTCCATTACTTTCAATTCTCTGAAAACCAGTTGTCCAACGAGCGATACTTTTTACTAATACCTTCTTCTCAGGCTTATATTCATCAATCTTTTTTTTAACGGCTCTTGTAGTTTTTGTATCAGTGCTTTCAGTTACTTTTTCTTCTATTACTTCATCTGTTTTTTTATTCATTTTGAATCCTCTTTCAACTATTTTTTGTAAAATGTCAACTAATCAAATAGAATGCTTTACTGAATTATATAAATCAATTATTTTATCAAGTTTCTTTGATTTTTCAAAAACATAATATTGGGTTTTCGTATTTTTATTGACACCGCAATCTATATATCTTAAACCAAATGACATGATAAAATAGTGCATTCTTTTTGAATAACAATAAAACTTATCGTTCATAAATTACTCCAAAGAATAAAGTAGTAGTGCAATAATAGCACCACTACTTATTTGTTATATATATTAGGCAGCCAGTTCAGGGGACAATTTCTTATCGGCGATTACACCAACTTCATATTCGCGCCCCGGAGCAACAAGGCTTCCAACCTCCATATCAAACCGTGTGATAAGGTTACCACTTGTTACATCATTTCCAGACATAGATGTAAGTCCACCACGAGTAATCGTGTAGATCGGTGAGCTTGTACCTGCCGGAATAATAAATCCAAGACCAGACGGAAGCATTGTATTAAAGTTCTTTCCATCATCTGCCAGAGATGTAAGATCATACGGATTTGGAATTTCGCTAAGAATAGCACCGTTGTACATTCCCATAAGTCCTGTGTTATGAATCTCATTCATAACATCTCTTGAAATACCAGTTACATTCGGTGTAACACCCTGATATCCAGCAAAGCCGTTAAACTGAGAAATCAAAGCATAGTCACCAGAAATTGTTGGCTTTCCGAAACGTCTAATCGGTGTAATAACTCCGTCAACACCAGTCTTTGTAAGCCCGTCTCCTTCAAAGAAGTATTTAACACCCTTAGCATTTTTAATTGCATTGTAAATTGTCGTTACAACATAGTGTGTAGCTTTATTTCTGATCTGAACACGAACCTGTTCCTGAAGTTCATTTTCATCTGACATATCGCCAAGAGACGCTTTTCTATAATCAACAGCATAACCACCAGAAATAGTAGTAGTAGCGATTGGTGTACGTTCTTTTCTAATTGTTGGGAATCCAACATCCTGCCCCAAAGCCTGCTCGTTTGCCGAGAGATTTACGAACTTCGGGATCTCAACTTCACATGACTCATTATAGCCAATATTCTGATAGTTACCGAAAATTCCAAGCAGTTTAATTTCCTGTAGCAATTTTGGCTCAATTACGAATCTACGCATCTCATTAATTTCAGAGATAGCTTTTGTATCCCCTGCCGCCGCTTTACTATTCAATTCTGCAATATATCTTGTAGCAGCATTAGCAGTTTTGACATCAAACTTAGAAAGGTCTTTTCCATCAGTCATTGCAGAGAAGACTTCAACAACTGGAGACTTTCTTGTAATCTTTCCGCTAACATTGTTAGCATCTTTTCTTTCATTATTTAATTCAAATGTATATGACATGATTTTACCTCCTTATATTACTCAGAAATAAGCGCAACTACGCCATCGTGATTTCCAATAATTTTCTTTACTTCCAGATAGACACCTGACGGAGAGCCATTTACTTTCAACGTTCCGTCTGACTCAGAAGTGAGCTTGTTACCAACTTTAACAGTTTCCGGAAGCGGATAATCATAAATTTCAATAAAGTTTCCTGTACATTTTTCAAGGTCAATAACTCTTACATGTGTTCCCTTTGGAATAAAATATTTCGGCATTCCTTCGTCATCGCCACATTCAATCTGCATGATGGCTTTTGTTTTATCTGCACCTACTTTAAAAACGCCTTCCTCTACATCACCAAAAGCGCCATTATATGTATCTGCTTCTGTTACAGCATCAATAAAAGGAATTCTTTCCTTTTCGATCTGACCAATTGAGTTAAATTTCAACATCTTTTATTCCTCCTTTATTAATTAGAAAATGTTTACATCTTCAAAATCGTCGTCTATATGTACTTCCTCACAAATCTCAGAGAAAATATCCTCTACTTTTGTTTCTTTAATTGAATTCTGTTCAGCGATTCTTGCTTCAGACTCTGCTTTTTTCTGCTTTTCAACAATTGACATGCAAATTTTAGATTTAATAGAATTAATTTCAGAAGTAACCTCATTAAGTTCTTCTTTCTTCTGGCAAGCGTTGATATTCTCTTTTAATTTTTCAATATCATCTTTTGCAACTTCTTTTTCTTCAGCATTAAATTCTGCAAGAGAGTCATCTAGTTCAGCAAGTTTTTCAGCAACTTTTGCCTTTGCTAATTCCTGTTCAAGAATTGATCTTTCAGTCCAATAAGTATCTCTGTCTTCTTCCATCTGTTTCAGCGTTTTTCTTAAATCTTCAACAGAGGCATTTAACTCAGAAATCGTAGACTCTTTTGTTGCTAACTCAGCGTCTTTTGCTTCAATCTGAGAATTAAGTTCTGAAATTTTAGTCTCATAATCAGCAGACTTGTCGTTACATTCAGAAATAACAGATTGAATCGTTTCTTTGATTTCATTCATATTGATTTCCATTTTTTCCTTTTCCTCCTTGTTGTTATTCAGCTCTATGAGAGTAGATGAGCTATCCGCAGGGAACATTACCATATCCCATCCAGAGTGGACGTACTCCACTGGAATCCGACCTTTTTCCAGCCATCCATTTTTATATACAATTCCGTCATTGTCTTTCGTCTTGTATATTTCAATACTTCCATCGACAGACACATTATTGTTTAGGTCGGACTCTAAGGAAGCAACAAAGGCTGGATAACACATTTCATCCAAATACCCCTCGCCTAAAACACAGCGTTTTGTTTCGCCGTTAATTTCGACATCATCAATCCATCCATTTACAAAATGCCCAACTGTGGTCGCATTCTCAAACACTGGCATATCATTAATAATTCCAGTTTCACCATGATCTGAAATAATAGTTCTTTCATCGTCAATAAAAGAAACCCTTACAGACATATCTTTGATGCTATCTAGTTGTTTTTTGGCGTATTCCTCTAAAAAGGTTATTCCGTTTTTGTTGTATTTCGTTCCTACATCATCTACTACACACTCTGGAGGTTGTAACTCATACAAAGTTGCGGTAAATTTTCTTCGACCGTTTTTGTATTTCTTTGATGACAGTTCAAACTTTGCCATAAATTACCTCCTTTAAAATTTTTATAAAAATGAAAAGCCACTAAAAAGTGACTTTTCATTGCATAAATAAAGATTATTTTGTTGATGGTTTTGGTGTTCCATTACTGTTATTTGTTTTTGAAACAATTGTATTTTCATTTGTAGGATTTTCTATCGCAGGTCTTCCTGTATCTTTTATATCTTTGCTACTCATTGTAAATGATGTCTGATGAGGTTTATACTTCTCAAATAATTCTTGTTCAATTTCATCATCCAATACTGCTAGATATGCTTCTACATCTACCCCGGCACTTGCAATCAAAAAACTTAAAGAACCGGATGCTTCCGTATATAAAGTTTTCATCATTTCAAAGAAACTTTTTCGATTTACAAAAGAAGTAGGAAAGTAGTATATCTCTATTTTGTTTTTGCTATCCTGAATTATATTTTTGTTAATAACATAATTTAATTCATCCTGCCACTCAGAAACCCATGTGTAAATTTGTGCATTTATCATTTCAAGATTATTAATTCCTGCTGAGAAATTTCCAGTTGTCATAGCTCCAATCAAAGAAGCACATATTCCTAAATCCAAAGATATTTGATTATTCAAGTCTGACTCATTTTTCTCATCAAAGATGTCAGTCGAAACATCAATTGAATCTATCTTTGTTCCAGATGCAACACTAAAGAAGCTAATACCACCTCGACTATTCTTATTCATAATCGCACTTTTTACAGTATTGTGTTGATTTTCCTGCTGCATTTTAGTTAAAGAACAGCTTCCTTTATCTTTTCCTTCTGGAAATGTTTCGTAAATAACTCGGTTGTTAATTTCATCAAGAACGTTTCGCTTTGTATCTGTAAAATAGTCTTTATATAAAACATCAGACAGCGCCGCAATTACCAAACTGCGCCCCCAAGGTTCGTTGTCTTTGCACTTTATCTTACGGCACATAGTTTTGTCATTATTTAACACGACCCAATCACCATGAACCACAGGACTTTTTTTGCGTTTATTATATGCATCTACAATTTCTACAGGATACTTTCTCAATTTTCTATCCAATGTATCGCCTGTAAAATCATCAAAATATCTTAGATTAAATGCAAGAACATAACGTCCATTTTTTTTACCTACAATTTTTGTATATTCCCACGGAAGGGTAATAATTGCAGCATTAACACCAGCTTCATTTATCTCAACAATATTTTCAACATCATAATCAGTCATAAATTTGTCAAACACCGATTTTTTTTTCTTTGTTTCAAAATAAAAGAAAGCAGTTCCATCGGTCATTTCTGTAAACAAAGCATTTCGTATAAATTGTTTATCATGGACAGACTCAAGAGTTGCTTTCATCAAATCTTTATTCTTTTTAGTTTTTTTATTTGTTTTCTTTGACTTATTGATTAGCACTCGATCCAAACATGGAAGTGCTGTCATATAATCTATAGAATTTGATACAATTCCATTTTTTGTATAAACAAAATTTGATAATCTGATTGCTATATCATGATTTAGAATCGGATTTCTTAATACATTATCAATCTCAGTTTTTGAAAAATAATTATAAACTCCACATGAGAATATAGAATTAAACATATCTTCAAAACCACTTGAGGAATGATACGAATTAAATTCAAATATAGAATCAGTTTTATTTGAAGTAGGAGAGGATTGCTTGTTTGTCTCAACTACATTGTTTGATTTTATTTCTTCCGACATGTTCTCTCCTTTCATTTAATTGATAAGACATGAAAATTCGTAATCCGATGAAGAACTAGAATCGTCAAGTTCTAGTTGGTCAATAAAATAAGAACCATAGGAACAACTTGTATATCTATCCTTTCGATTCTTTCCTTTTTCCTGTATTTTTATAATACCCGTTTGTGGCATTTTTTCATATTGTAATTCAGCACATTCTCCAATCATTGCTTGAGTTTCTAAAAATGGTTTTTCAAAATTTATTTGATCATCCACATCGATAGCTTGGAGATATTCCTTATTATTTGGTAAAATAGTCTCCTTAGCTGTATTGTAATTAACAAGAAAATCTATTTTGTTTTCTATAAGATTTTTTCTAAAAGCAATTGCAATATCGCTATTCAATGCTTGAGTAGCATTTATAGCATAGATACACGACTTTGCATTCGGATCAGAACAAACTTTTGCATAATCATCATTATTCATACACTTTAATGGTTCATATTCAACACCTCGTTCAGTATCATATAGAATTTTTTGTAACGCATATAAAACTTGTAACAATTTGTTATCCTGTAGGTTTTTTATCCTACAGTTCTAATAATTTTATTCTTATTAGTTCAGCATACCTTTTTACCATAATTTAAAATAAATTCATTAAGTTGTGTGTTATTCGTATTTCTAAATCCATAAATTTTATGAAATTTATAATGACAATCTTTACATAAACATATTCCATTATCTACATCATATCTTTTATCAATATAATCTGCAAAGTTCATAATATGATGTACATTTAATGGCACATTTTTTCTCTCACAACATTGACATGTATATCTATCACGTTTTAATACC